TCAACTTTGAAACGCAAATTTCTCCAAGTGGTAGACCTATTCGATTGAGTGCAATATCAAAGAATTTACAAGTTCCTGAAAAATGGATAAACAACACAATAAAATGGCACTGGATTTACACTTTTAGATACTTGGATAGACAAGATGGTTTTGTAAGTTTTGAATTTGATTACAATGATAAATTCTTACAAAAGTTATGATACATACAATATCAACCCACGCTAAACAACTTGGATATTCAGATAAAGAAATTGAAAGATTTGTTTATAAATATGGGTATAGGAAATCTACTAGATTAAATCAAGAAATTAAAACATTGCTTAATACCATGTACAGAATTGAACGAAAGCAATTTTTTGTTATAATTCCTAGCAAAATGAATTATTAATTTTATATATTTGTGGGTATGAAATATTTAATTATACTTTTTTTGTTTATTTCTTGTGAAAAGAATTGTGATGCTGAATTTGATGCATTAAAACAACAATTGGCTAATAAGCAATTAGAAGTAAGGCAAATGAATATTAGCTATGAAGAAAAAAAACATTATTATAATCAAATTAATGATTGGTATAATAAAGAATATCACGAATTAGATAAGCGATGTAATGGATTATGATAAAAGAAAAATTTAATGAAAAAAGTTTTAATTTTAACGAATCTTTTTCAAAAATAAATATTAATCTAAATAATAATTTTGAAAATAGATATATAAAACCTCCAAAAACAAAAGATATTCCATATAAAAAACTCAAATATCAAAAAGCAGTTGATTTGGTTAAAGATATTGACTTTCAAAATTTAGATAGAGTTTTTTGTTTAGTAAGTGGAAATTTTATTTTCGGGGATTTTATCGAAGCTTTTATAGTTCAAAATAATATTTTAGTTGAAGAAATGATTATTTCTACATTATCTTATTCGCAAGATAATATAGATTCTCTAGAAAATTTAATAAATGCTAATTATATTAAAAAATTAGATTTAATAGTTTCAGATTATTTCTTTGCTCATGAAAGGCATAAATTAATAAAAAACACTTATTTACAACTAGATAAAAATAATATTTTCCAATTAGCAGTTGCAGGATCGCATTGTAAAACATATCAATTCAAAACAAAAGGAGGAAAGTATATAATAATACACGGTTCAGTCAATATGCGTTCAAGCTCAAATTTAGAACAATTTGTAATTGAAGACAATGAGGATTTATATAATTTTAATAAAGAGTATCAAAACAAGATAATTGAAAAATACAAAACAATTAATAAAAGCATAAGAGATAAAAATTTGTTTAACTTAATAAAATAAAAACAATGGCAAGAAGTAAAAAAGGAGGAAGCACAAGAGGAAGAACATCAGCAAGCAGAAGAACGATTCCAAATCAACAATCATTTTTTGAGAGCGGAGCAGTTCCTTTTTAATAAATAATTATGGAAAACAGTAAAAAACATACTAAAAGAAACACAGATATTTACAAGTCAGATAGTTCAGAAATGGAAAAACGTGTAAATACTGTTTATTTAATGTTATTACAAGGTTTTCAAAGAAAGCAAATTATTCAATATTGCTCCGAACAGTTTAAAATAGGCGAACGTCAAACAGACGAATACTTAGGAAAAGCAAGAGAAATTATAAAATCAAATATTGATTGTGACACTTCAAATAAAAAAAATGAAGTTTTAAATCAATTTTATGATTTGTATCAAAAAAACTACGCCTTAGAAGATTATCGAGAGTGTAAAAGCGTTTTGCTAGCAATAGCTAGTATATTAGGGGTAGAAGCTCCTAAAAAAACTGATATAACTTCAAATGGCGAAACCATTAAAACACCTACGGCTATTCAAGTTGAAATAATTAAAAATGAAGATACAAGCAACTCCAGTATTTCAGAATAATTGGGAAGCCTTACAATCTAAAAAGTATAAATATATTATAAATAGCGGTTCTTCTCGTTCTAGTAAAACATTTTCTATAATTCAAATATTTTGGTTATTAGCTTGGACTAAACCAAGAACAAAACTAGCAGTATTTAGAAACACAAAAAAAGATTGTAAAGATACTGTTTTACAGGATATGCTTAAATATTATCCTACATTAGAGAATTGGGACAGTATCAAATATAATAAAACAGAAAGCACTTTATCATTCCCTAATGGTTCAACTATTTATATTGAGGGAACAGATGATGAACTTAAGGTACATGGTTATCATTCAGATTATCTATGGTTTAATGAAATATACAAAGTTCCATTAGAAGTATTCAATCAATTAGATATGCGTTGCAGCGGAACTGTATTTTTAGATTATAATCCTATTGGTAAAATGTGGAGCGACGATTTATTAAAACAAGATAATTCAATAGTTTTACATTCCACTTTTAAAGATAACCCTTTTTGTCCCATAGAACAAAAGAAAAAAATCCTAAGTTACGAACCCACTCCATATAACATACAACAAAACACAGCTAGTGATTATCTTTGGACTGTTTATGGGTTAGGATTAAAAGCGGAAAAACCAAACCGTATATTCAAGAATTGGAAAATAATTCCAGATGAACACTTTGAAAAATTACCATATCCTATGTACTACGGGATGGATTTTGGACTTTCAGCTCCAAGTACATTAGTAGCTATGAAGTTTGATGGTGATCAAACATTTTTCTTTAAAGAGATTTTATATAAGCCAATGAACAAAATGAATGGTACTTTATCGGATGAATTACATAATTTAGCAATTGATAAAAGACTTGAAATAATTTGTGATAGTTCAAACGAAATAAATGAAACAGAGGGTAGAAAATTAAGAAATAGTGGCTATAATATTATATTTGCAATCAAAGGAAAAGGGAGTGTAAAAGCTGGAATTGAATTACTACAAAAGAAAATAGTTTATTATACTAAGTCGAGTGAAAATTTAGAACAAGAATATGAAAATCATTCTTGGCGTATAGTTCAAGGCATTCAATTAGACGAACCAGAGCAGGGTAATGACCACGCAATAGACGCTTGCAAATACGTATCAAATTGGTACGCTAGGACACGATATTTAACTTAATAATATTTTTTTACAATATATAAAATTAAATTTGTAATATTGCATTTATTAACGCTGTGAAGCAGAGATATTTTTAATGATAACTAAATCAATTAGTCTATTTGGAAAAGAATTAATTCGTGTCGAGCGTAATCGAGCGGGACAATTTTCCTATTCCTTTTTAGATGGCGGTAATACTTTTGCTTATAGCAATGAGTATTTAAAAGCATCATTAGAAAACCCTGTTTTAATGACTATTGTAGCATTAAGAGCAAGGTTATATTCTCAAATGGATATAAAGCACCTTAACTCAAAAGGCGAAGTTATAGAAAATAGTCCTTACGTTAAGTTGCTATCACTACCTAACTACTTTCAATCCAAAGAAGATTTCTTCTTTCAGCAAATGTGGTTTTTATCAGCTTCTGGAACTGACTTTATTTATCAAATAAAAGCATTTACAAACGATGTACCTAAAGCATTGTACAACCTTATTCCTAGTGATATTGAGTTAAACAACGCTCACAAAGTTAATAAATTCATTGTAACCGATAAATATAAAAAAGCATTTGGAGAAAGACAGATTAAATACACTTTGGACGATACAGTTTATGATTTAAAACTATCCGAACTTATACCGTTGTATGATTTATCAAATGGACTTACAAATAACTCATTCTTTCAATCACAAAGTAGAGTTAAAGGAATTAGTAAGATATTATCAAACATTGACGAAAACTTAAAGAGTAAGAATATCAACTTACAAATGTCGCAAAAGTATCTTTCAAAAAATGAAAGTAACGGTAACGAGGCGCAGATACAAGATGCAGACCGAACAAGTATAGAAAGAAAGTTAGATAATAAAAACCTAATTGTTACCAACGCAAACATAGATGTTAACCACTTGGTTAGCAATATGAAGCAATTGTATTTGGATGAGCAGTTTGCGGACGATGCCAACAAATGTCTATTGGCTTTTGAAATGAATAAAAACGTTTTAAACTTCTTTGCTAAAGACAGCACGTTTGATAATCAAAGTCAAGGCATTATATCCTACATACAAAATTCAATACAAACCACAGCTAAAAACACTATGAACTCATTAAGTCAACAATGGGGACTTATTGAGAAAGGAGAAAAGTTAGTAGCTAGTTACGACCATTTAGCAGTAATGCAACCAGTAGTTAACGATAAGATTGCTTCATTTACCGAAATGCAAAACGCTATTAAAATTGCTATTGAAAACGGCGTAATGGATATACCAACAGCAAAGAAAATGAGTGATGAATTTAAACTAAAACTAGGGTTATGAGTACGAAATTAAATTTACAGCAGATAAATAAGCAAATGGATATGGAAAAGATTAAGAAAGAAAATCCTAGTCTATACGCTTCTATTCAAGCCAAAAATAAAGCCGTATCAAACAATAAAATAGTTAGAAAATGATAGTAGTAAAAGAGTTTCCTAATAAGGAATTTGAAAGCAAAGAAGAACTATTTAAAGAATTAATTGCTAATAAAAAGACATTGATTGCTACTAAAAAATCTATTGAGAAACGTGCTGATGCGGTTGCTTATGGATATATTGAAAATATATCTAAAAACAATATTGACAAAGCTATTGCCTCTTCTGATTTACCTAATACTTTGGATGTGAAAGTGGTAATAAATACTACTAACTTTCTTGATTCTCACGGGGATGTTCATATTAACGGAATTTGGAATAAATCAGTAAGCGATAATAAAACATTCTTACATTTACAAGAACATCAAAGGGATTTCGACAAAGTAATTTCAGATAGCGCCAAAGGTTCGGTTGTTTCAATGACTTGGAAGCAGTTAGGACTTCCTTATAATGGTAAAACAGAGGCTTTAGTATTTGAAAGCACTATTGACCGTTTGCGTAATGGTTTTATGCTTAAACAATATGCTAACGGATGGGTTAAAAATCATTCAGTAGGTATGCGTTACGTGCAATTAGAGTTGGCTATTAACAGCGAAGCCGATTATGATAAAGAATACAAACAGCTTTGGGACGAAATATATCCAAGTATTGCCAACAAAGAAACAGCAGACGAAAGAGGTTATTTCTGGGTAGTAAAAGAAGCGAAAGTAGTTGAGGGTAGTGCGGTTGTAATGGGTAGTAATTCAGCAACACCAACACTAGAAACAAAAGAAGAGCCGTCGAAAGACACTTTAGATATTGAGCCGTCAGAGGACACTCAAAAAGATTTAGTAAAACAATTTTTAACAAGTATTAAAATTTAAAAACAATGAACGAAGAAGTAAAAGCATTGTCCGATGCGTTAAATAGCAAAATTGAGGCAATCAAAACAGAAACGGTTTCTAAAGCTGATTACGATGCTTTAAAACTAGAATTAGAAGCGGTTAAAACTGCAAATGCTGATAAATCAGTAACAGAAGATTTACAGAAAAAGCTGGATGGGTTAGCTTTGGAAGTAAAAGAAATTGAAACTAAAGGAACTAAAGGAGCTGCAAAAAGCCTTGAAGAGCAATTGACAGAAAACAAAGAAGCGTTAAAAGAAATTGCAAACGGTTCAAACAAAGAAGTTGTTGTAAAAGCTCTTACTTTAAGAAGTTCAATTACAAACAATGAACAGGCTTTTGATTTACCTGATTTAGGACAATTAGCACACAGAAAATTAACTGCTTACGACATTTTCCCTAAATTAAGAGTAGCAGACGGTAATAACAACGGTGTTATTCGTTACTACGATTGGGATGAAGATACAATTGTAAGAGCCGCCGCCGCCGTTGCGGAGGGTGCTGTTTTTCCTGAATCAACTGCTAAATTCAAAAAAGGTAGTATTTCAATTCAAAAGATTGGTGATACTTTGCCAGTAACAGAAGAGTTCTTTGAAGATGCTCAAATGTTTGCTGCTGAATTAGGAATGTTCTTAGAAACAAACGTAGCTATTAAAGTTGATACAGATGTAATCAATGCTACAGGTGCTGGTAACACAATTACAGGTTTAGTAGCTTCTGTAAACGCATTTACTCCAGTCGCTTCTGGAATTTCAGATGCTAACATTTACGACTTACTTGTAAAAGTTTCGGAATCAATTACATCGACTGGCGGTTCTAAATACACACCAAACTTCGCCGTAATGAACATTAGCGACATCAACAAAATGAAGTTGAAAAAAGATGCAAACGAAAACTACATAATTCCACCATTTGTAAGCCGTGATGGTTCAAATGTTTCAGGAATTACAGTTGTTGAGTGTAATGCTGTTACAGCTAACACAATGGTTGTAGGTGATAATAGATTCGCTAGAATTTACGAGAAACAAGGTGTTGAAATTTCAAAAGGTTATTCAGGTACTCAATTCGTTGAGGATGAAATGACATTGAAAGCACGTAAGAGATTAGCTTTCTTGATTAGATCAGCCGACAAAGGAGGATTCTTGAAAGTAACTTCTATTAGTGCTGCACTTGTAACTTTAGCTACATAATATGAAACCTGAAGTTGTTTTTACAGAGGACTTCGCTACTAAAAAAAAGGGAGAAAGTTGGAATTGTGATAAACAACTCGCAAGTCAATTAGTACACATTGATAAAGTAGCGGAATACAAAAAAGAAAAGGCAAAAGAAGTTAAACCAAAAGAAAATAAATAATGCCACAAATAGTCAATAGCACGTATTTTCAAAAAGCCAACGAGTTAAACATTCCGTTGTCTGTACCTTTTATCACGGCTAATCCAGCATTAGAAACGCCAAACGAAAAAGCGTTCTTGGATGAATTGTGTGTAAAGATTGAAAAAGAACTATTGATTAACGCATTAGGTTTAGCAACTTATAACACTCTACAATTAGCGTTAGCGGATATCGACAATCCGCTATACGCTTCTTATAAAAAGTTAGTTCAAGGCGAAGAGTACGACAATAAAATTTGGATCGGGCTAGATAATGATTATTCGTTAATTGCTTGGAGAATTTTAGAGCAGTATTTATTTAAGTCAAATGAGCAACTTACAGCATTAGGAACTGTAAATGTACAACCCGAAAAAGCACAGCTTAAAAGCCCTAAATATAAAATCGCTTCAGCAAACGCAAACTTCATTAACGGCTACCAAAAAGGATATTTAGAATTTCCGATTATCAGTTTTGATGGCGTTTTTGTTGATTGGTTTGGTTTTGATAACGATACCTATGTGAGTTTGTATCAATATTTAAACGACAAAAACGAAGATTTTAGTATCGAATACTTTAAAAGCTATGATACTCAAAACTCTTTTGGAATATGATGGTATTTGAAGACCAATTAGCGAGGCTAGTCGAAGTATTACCGCAGATTACAAGCGGTGATTTATCACAAAAGATTAATTTCGGTTGGGGTACTGAATCAGTATTAGCTAAGTATTTGGTTTTAAAAGGTCGGTTAAGCTTTCCGCTTATTTGGTTAGTAGAGAATGTAGATACAAACAATCTAAGAGAGCCTAACGTTTCACGTGACGCTAAGATTGTTATTCTTTACGAAAGCCAAGCGCCTGATGAACTTAATCCTTATCAACACGAGTTTGATTACAAGGTTATTTTACAACCTATATGCGACAATTTAATAACGGCTTTAAAGCAAAGCGGAATAAGTAGGTTTGATGATTCAGATTTTAGAACGCAAAGGGTAAAGAATTATTCAATGCGAAAAGAAGATGAATCGATAATTTACATTTGTAACGCTATTGTGTTTGAAGCAAAAATAACGTTTAGCGGGATTAGTTCTTGTTTAAACGAAATCGATTTTAACAATTAATAAAAAATAGAAAATATGGCAGTTTTAATAAACTCAAAAGACTGTTCTACAACGGTCAAAAATTTAGGAGTTCCAGATTGTTTACTAAACAACGGTCGAATTACCGGTATGATTGCGGTTAGTCCTTCGTGGTCTATCAATATCACAAGTGGCACGTTTGATTTAACAGAGGTTAACGACCTTATTCAGGCGGGTACATTTATTCCAGTACTTGGAGCGGTTGAGGTAGTAAACGGAACGCCTGAAGCAACAACTGAAGAGTATCAAGGCGGTATTATGTCGGTTGTTCGTAACGGACTCCCAATGTTCACGTTTAAATTCCTTAAAGGTTGGGCGTATGCACGTGCATTGTATTCAATGAACAGCTTTCAAGCTTATAAAGTACTTTTAGTATTTGAAGATGGTTCAATTGCTGGAGCATTAGACGGTACAACTTTTAGTGGGTATTCTTTAGGGATGCTTAACACGGGTACGTTTATGCACACGGACGGTTCGGTAAGTGGTTACGTGAATACAGTTATTCAATTAACAAGTACTGACGAATACAACCTTAACACGGCAGTAATCGATAAATCTGTATCAGGATTTAACGCAAACAACTTATTCCCGATTACGGATATTGCAATGACGGGACGCGCTGATGTTTCAGAGGGTAAGGTTTACTTTAAACCAACTTTTGAAATGAATCAATCATCTACTTTGTTGGGTTTAGCAATTGCTAATCTAAGATGTACTATTGATGGCACACTTGATACAATTGTGGCATTATCTTTGGTTTACAATTCAACAACGAAAGAATGGGAGTTTCAAACTACAACTTCATTTACTACTTCGAGTTCAATTGTGGTGCAGTTGTACGATTCAGTTAACAGTATTGCGGTTGCTAAAATCGGAACGAAGTATTATAAGGGTGCTACAAGTGCGATTACGCCAGTTGCATAGTTTTAAATTAAAAACTTATTCTTATATTTGCATAGGACATAGCAATACAAAACAACGAATGAGAAGGCAATCAATTAAATTTGGTTGCCTTTTTTAAATTATAAGATTATGGAAATATTCGGAAAACATATTTTTGGAAGCGATGCGGAACAATTCAAGTCTCTACCTATTTTAAATCAAGTTGAATGGATAAAAAAAAATACTAATCAGAAAAATGATGATTTGATT